CTTGGCAACATCGATATTCACGGCATTGGGCCCCGCCAAGTCTCTGGAAAACAAACCCTCGCAGACTTTGTAGAAGATTTTTGGGCGTTTATCGGTAGTGATGTTCTAGTTACACACACAGCTTACGATAGAACGGCGATCACTAAAGCAACTGAGTATTATCGATTAAAGCAGGTGAATAATGTTCAATGGTTAGATTCGGCGAGAGTAACCAGAAGGGCGTGGACACAATTTTCTGACAGGGGATATGGGCTTGCAAACATATGTAAGCATTTAGGTATACACTTCGACCACCATGACGCTTTAGAAGATGCCATTGCATGCGGGAAAGTATTTGTAGAAGCATGTAAGAAAACAAACCGGTCAGTTTCTGATTGGCAATCAGAGCTGAGTAAAAGTAATTATCAGTTATCCAAATTCGAGCAGCTAAAAGTTGAAGCACTGAAAGGTGATCCAACTGGCGAACTGGCCGGGAACATTATTGTGTTTACTGGAAACCTAACCCTATCAAGAGCTGATGCCGCAGAGTTGGCGGCAAAAGCGGGTTGTGATGTGGGTAAAGGTGTTACTAAAAAAACAACTATGCTGGTTGTTGGTGATCAGGATTTATCAGTTCTTGCTGGTCATGAGAAAAGCAGGAAGCATCGCAAGGCTGAAGATTTAATAGAAAAAGGCCAGGTTATAACAATATTGAAAGAGTCTGAATTTATGAAGTTGGTATCAACGTAAAACGGAGTACCAGAATACCCTACCTATGACCTTGACGGATTGCGCTTCATCCGGAGACAAATTTTCGTCTGGGTATTCATCTACATTAAAACTTCTAATACGTAGACCGCCACCTGGCTTGCGTGTAAGCACTTTAACGTACAACTCCCCAGCCCAGTTGATAGCGTACATTTCGCCATCTACGATATTGGTAAACGCTGTGTCTACTCCAACAGTAGCGCCATCTGGTATGACAGGCTCCATTGAATTACCGGATACCTTTACACAAGCAGCATGATCAATGCTTACGCCCTGGCGTTTAAGGGTCGATTTAGAAAATCTTAATTTAGGTCCGTTTGTTTCTAATTGAATGCTTGAGCCATTTCCGGCTGATAGTTCCACTTCCATATAAAAAGGCAATTCCACATCATCATCATCTAAAGGTGTTTTGCTATCCCATGTTTCTAATGGCAAAAAGCCTGCTACATTTGAAGGCTCCTGCGAATTTCTTCCTTCAGAATACCCTTCTTCACCATATAATAACCAATCAGCAGAAACGCCAAGAACCCGAGCAAAATCAGTCAGGTTCCTTGGGCGCAGAGTTTTACCTTGCTCTATCTTCATTACAGCTACTTGGGAGACACCTACAAGGTCACCTAGGGCTTTTTGTGATAGCCCTTTCTTTTCGCGTAATTCTTTAAATCTATGTTCGAGTTTCATACCTATATTTTGATAACTATCGTTATTTAATACAAACAAGATTGGTTTTCGTTGAAAATAACTAGAGTTATGCTATTTTAACAACCTAAGTTATTAACATGAGACAATTCCAATGAGCGTAGAGGCATTAAAAAAAGCCATAAAAATATGCGGCAACCAAGCGAATCTCGGATTAAAGATAGGTAAGTCACAGGCCCATGTATCTGTATGGTTAACTCGAGATAAAAAAGCCCCAGCTGACATGGTTTTAAAAATAGAACAAGTAACTGGCGTGCCTCGTCATGAGTTGAGACCAGACTTGTATCCACCTGAAGAATACCAGGCACTCGCGGCAGTGATTCAACAAAAGCGTGCAGCCTAGTTTGTGTATGCATCGTTACTCTCCTTTAAATTCATAATTACTATAGCTCGGTTTAAAAGAGAGTCGCCCTACATCAAGCAGGTGTTTTTTTGTACAGCAACAACAGGATAATACTATGGATAAAGAAGCTCTTTTTTCAGATGTTTACCAAGAGAGTATGAGAGGCAAAAAGTTTCGCCCCTCTTACGCTAATGAAATGGTTAACTATGATGATTTTTATCGGGCGAGGTTTGGGCAAGTGCCTGAGCCAGCCTGTCGTAAATCTGGATGGCTCGCTCTGGCGTTGAATCATCTTCAAAAATGGAGTCGCATATTTTCTTAGCGATTTCCATATTGTCGGTGACCTCTCGGATAACCTTAGACACCTCTTCTGGGATGGTGTTTCTATAAAGTTCTAAGTGGTTGTCAATTGGGTTGTTGGATTTCACAGTTTTGCTTCCTTATTTTGGTATGTCGTTTCATGCAAATTCAGCATACCAATTTAAGGAAGTGCCTAACAGAAACAACAGGAAGAACAGCAATGCAGCAACCAATTTTTACCAGAGCACGGAGATACCTGTTGATGTTAAACCGAGTAATAAAAACATGGGTTGCAAAATTATGCACATTTGTTCGCCATTTGATGGGCGACTACGGAGATTTACACCCCCTTGCAGAGCCTGGAGTTGTTGTAGCTCGGATAGATAAAAGCGCCCTGACAGAAGACCAGTGGCGAGAGCTCGAAGCCGCCGGCTTTTTAATAGATGAAGACACACACCAGACATCAGGCTCAACATCATCAGAATCCACGGGATCCGATACATCCAAAGGGGATTGTTAGTGTTTATATCTGGCAGCGCAACAATAGCAGTAGAAAACATAAGTAACGTTGCCGAAACGGTCATTAGTGTTTTGGAGAGTTCGACAGAGATTTTGTTGGCTTCATCTAGCCATGCAATCGCTATCTCATTAATTGAGTTCATTAGCTTCCTTATTTTGGTGTGTCGTTTCATGCAAATTCAGCATACCAACTTAAGGAAGCGCTACACAATTTAAACAGGAAGAACAGCAATGCAGCAACCAAGCTTGCAAGATATTCAGGATGCGCTGGAGTTCATTAGCCCGGAATTACCCAGGGATGATTGGGTTAAAGTGGCCATGGGTATTAAAAACGAATTTGGTGATGCTGGCTTTGATACGTTTGACAACTGGAGTATGGCTGGCAGCAGCTATAAACCCGCAGATGCTAAGTCAGCATGGAACAGTATTAGTGTTGGTGGCGGCGTTACCATCGCTACAGTATTCAAATGGGCCAGCGACAACGGGTATACACACAATAAAGAGCCTCTATCGCCGGAGGAACACAAAAAGCGTCAACAGGAATTTGCCAGAATTGCAGCTGAGCGTGAAAAGCAGGAAGCACAAGCAGCAGCGGATCGCGAGAAGTGGCACGAAGTTATAGCGGTGTTTGCCGAGCAGCTGCTTAAAGAATTTACTCAGCCCTGCAAAAACAACAAGTATCTCAAGAAAAAAGGGGTTAAAAGCTTTGGGTGCCATCGGTTTTCCAAAGCCCTTATAGTGGTATTTCGGGCGAATTTCGTAGCTGAGATAGTTACGAACGGGCCACAGATAAATGACTTCTTTAAACAACTGCCCCCAAAAGATGATCGTGACTTCTCATTCCTACACATTCACCAAAACGACCTGGTAATTCCCCTGATTGATATCGACAAAAAACTTTGGAACCTGCAAATCATTAATGAAACAGGCTCGAAGTTGTTTTTGAAGTATGGCCGTAAATCGGGCTGCTTTCATTTTATTGGTAAAGCAGCCAACTCTGATGTAGTGGCCGTGGCAGAAGGCTATGCAACCGGGGCGACAATTCACATGGCAACGAACTGGCCTTGCGCGGTAGCGTTGGATGCGGGTAACTTGCTGTCGGTATCAAAACAGTTAAAAGAAAAGTTGCCGGCCAAAAAGTTTGTGTTATGCGCCGACAATGACCAGGAAACAAAAGGGAACCCGGGAGTCACTAAAGCAACCGAAGCCGCTAAGGCCGTAGATGGCGTAATGGTTGCGCCTGACTTTTCGTGTATTGCAAATAAGGAGGCTGCATAGTGGCCTCTTGTTCTTTAACAGACTGGAATGATCTGCACGTTAATGCTGGGCTGGATGTTGTTAAGTCTCAGCTAATGGCTGCTATTAAACAACCAGCAGCGAATGACTCACCCCCTCCCCCGCCGCCAACCGCTGGCGCGGCGCAGCCTTTAATGGGGGATGAGCAACCTTGGACGGCTCGCTTTCAAACTACCAATAACGGTAATCGCCTGGCAAACATCAGTAATACCAAGTTGGTGCTCGAGTACGACCCGTCTTTTAAAGGTGTGCTGGGTTACTGCAGCTTTAGTTACCGCATTATGAAGCGCAATGCCCCGCCCTTTAAAATGGGCACGGTTGGAGAATGGACAGACACCGACACAGAACGTCTAAGGATCTACCTTTCTGAATTATACGGCTTTACTCCCAAGCCCAGCGATGTCATGGGCGCCATATTAGTTCACTCAGAAGAAAACGCCTTTCATCCTGTTAAAGACTACCTGGCTACTTTGGAATGGGATGGTAAGCATAGGGTGCTCAGTTGGTTGCATGACTATTTAGGAGTAGAAGATTCAGATTATGCAGCGCTGGTTGGTGCTTTCTTTTTAGTCTCAGCTATAGCAAGGGTGATGCGACCACCGGTTAAGGTGGACTCGGTATTAATTTTGGAAGGCCTGCAGGGGTTGGGGAAATCCAGCATGTTACACAACCTGTTTGGTAAATGGTTTACCGATACACCAATGGAGCTTGGTAACAAAGACAGCTTTCAACAAATGCAGGGCATGTGGTGTATAGAATTAGCCGAGCTGGACTCTTTTAATAAAGCAGAGAATACAAGGGCTAAACAGTTCTTTGGTTCTCAAACAGACCGTTACCGCCCCAGTTACGGGCGCATGGTGCAGGAGTTCCCCAGGCAATGTGTGTTTGTAGGTACCACCAATCAGGATAGATATCTTAAAGACTCAACCGGTAACCGGCGTTACTGGCCGGTAACGTGTACGAAGATTTGTCAGGCTGCAATTAAGCAGGACAGAGACCAGCTCTGGGCCGAAGCGCTTAAGATGTACAAAGATGGTATGAAATGGTGGCCAGACGACGACTATAAGCACTTGTTCGAGGTGCAACAGGAAGACAGGTTCGACTCTGATGTTTGGGAACCCATCATCTATGACTGGCTAAAACGAAACATGCGAGTAGATTACTCAATGGGTGATATCATGGCCGAAGCGCTGGATATGGACCCACAAGCCATGCGACCACCCGAGCAAAAACGGGTTGGTTTAATAATGCACAGGTTTGGGTTTGAGAAAAAGAAGAAGCGTGTTGATGGTAAGCGCCCGGCTTTTTATGTACCACCGGAGGGCTTTTGGCATGATAAATAGCTTATTTAGTATGACCATGACCATTAACAATGACCGCTACAGGCTACGTTTATACTGGCTTGGTCACGGTGGTCACGGTGGTCACGGTAATTTGCACACACACACGTACACGCGCGCGCACGAGCGGCCACGCATCAATCCTATCAACTACCTAGTAACACTTCCTAACGTATATAAAAACACTATGACCACTATGACCAGTATGACCAGAGTAGTAATAGCAAGGGTTTCAGCGGTCACGGTGGGTGGTCACAGTAAAAAACAGGGTGACCACTCCAAAATAGCAGGAGGCGCTAATGATTTTTCTTAATACGATGACGACAGAAGAACTGCTTATAGAATGGGGCAGATGGGGCGTTTCAGGATTGGGGCTAACATTAGACTCAGTAGAGATTGACGTTCGGTTGGTTAAGATTGACGACGATACTGCACTCATGGTTGATCGGGCCGTTGCTCAATTGGGTGTTGAGAAGTATCGCTGTGAAAAGAAGAACCGTGGCAGAAAGCTCCAGCGCTTGGCCGTCATGTTGTATTACAGAAATGAGCTGAGCTACAAAGAGATTGGGCTTCGACTGAACGTTGGTGAGACTAAAGCTCGTAGCTTTGTAGTATCTGGCCATGACTGGATAGATGGCTTCCTGGATGCGTATAGAGAGAAGATTAAAAACGCTGCTTAAAAAACTTTGCATTTCCGCGCGGATAAAGTATGCTACGTCAGGTAAGCTTAGCAAAGCTACACTCAAAAGCCCGAGGTTAACCCCTTGGGCTTTTTTGTTTCCGTAGAACAATGATTGTGTATTCCTGTTGTTACCAACCTTGCCCTGGCATTTGCCGGGGCTTTTTTTTGAGAAACTGCAATGCGCCTTAAATTAACAGAGAACTTCTTCGCAGATGAGTTTGCGTGTAAGTGTGGCTGTGGGCTTAACAACATCAACAGATCATTAGTCTCTATGCTGCAGATTGCCAGAGAGCAAGCAGGAATAGGGTTTACGGTTACATCTGCTTTGCGCTGCCCAGTGCACAACCGCAACGAGGGTGGTTTACCCAGTAGCTCACATTTAAAGGGATTGGCTGTAGACATTAAAGCCGATAGCTCTCAGGCCCGTCAGAAGATACTAAGCGCTCTGATTAGCGCTGGCTTTGATCGCATCGGTATCGCCAGGTCTTTCATTCACGTTGATATCGATTCAAGTAAACCAGCTACTGTTTGCTGGTTGTATTAATAGGGGCCACACCAATGCAAGCCGTTTTGTTAGGGATATTAAAAACTGTTGCCATTAAGTTGGTATCAGAGAAAGTGCTGATTGCGTTAACGCTTCACATTGTTAAATACCTGGCTCAAAAGAGTACCAATACCCTCGACGACAAGCTGGTCGAAGAAGTAGAAAAAGCGTTACAGCAGTAAGTGATTAGAATGTCTGATAGAACCAGCCTGATGAGTTACGTATCAAACGGGCTTACTGCGCTGTTTGGTTTACTCACAGTACAAGAGATAGGTATGTTGGTTGGTGTATGCCTTGGCATCCTCACGTTCTGGATGAACCTGTACTTCAAGTATCGTCAGGATAAGCGCGACCAGCTGAGGCTGGAGCATGATATTACGGTTAACACTGAGCAGGATATAGCGTAGTGCCTGTTAAGCCCGGCTCATGGTGTAGCAAGTGCCGTAAGGTACACCGGGACGAACAGTGCCCACACCGTAAGCCGTTCGAACGTAAGCGTTCAAACACTAAACACTCTGGCCGTGGTGGTAAAGCCTGGCAGAGAACACGAGAGTATATCTTTACCCGTGATCGTTTCCTGTGTCAGATACATCTTCGCAAAGGTGAACTGGTATCAGTAGAACTTCACGGCGCTAATCATGGTGTGTGCGACCATATCATTCCGCTCTCTCAGGGTGGCGGCAATGGGCACGAGAACCTTCAAACCATTTGCCAGGCCTGCGACAAAGAGAAGACCGCGCAGGAAGCCCACGCACCGCACCAACACAGTGCAAATCAAACCAAACTGTAAAGAATCCTGACACCCTAAGCGGACCCGGGGGTGCCAAAAGTTTAGAGGCTGGCCCAGAACACCGCCGCCCTAGAAAGGAATTTACGCGACCCGAAAATGAATCCGAAAAACCCACTTGAGAATGAATAATTACCCATTATGGCTGGCAGATATCCACAGGTAGCAGAGGATCAGGACAAAATAGTCCAGTTTCCTGGTACCGAAAACAAGGAAATGAGCGATGACGAGGCGCGAGATATCGCGATCAAATCGCGTCCGCGTGGGATGTCTAAAGCCGAACAAAAAGTGTGGGAAACTGACATACCCGAGTACGTGAAGATTAGTCGGTTCAAGCCGCACTTCATTCGATTTTATAAAGAGTATTGTGCCGTGATTGCGCGGATGGAAGAGAACCGCGCGTTTCTGGATAAGCACGAGTGGAAGTACACCACCGTTGGCCGGAATGGTGTTCAGCACAAAACACGGCCTGAAGCATCACAGTACAACGATGACTGGCGCAAGCTAAATAGCTTACTCAACCAAATTGGTGGTAGCCCTGCTACTGATCAGCGGTTTAATAATCTGCAACCTGGGCTGTTCGATGACATTTACTAAATGCGAAATACTTATCCAACATTTCAGAAAGATCACCTCAAGGATATTGAGCAGTATGCTGCTGATGTTCTAAGTGGTAAGAGGCCAGCAAACAAATACGAACGGCTGGCTGTTGAGCGTGAAAGCAGAGATTTAGAACGAGCTGGCACACCGGAGTTTCCTTACTACTTCGATGTTGAAGCGGTAAACAAAGTAATTCGTTTCATCGAGACCTTTAATCACGTTAAAGGGAAATGGGCCCGGGCGAAAGGGCAAGAATCGTTAATAGCGCTCAGCCCTTGGCAAAAGTGGATCACCGCTCAGGTATTTGGTTGGAAGCATATCACCACCAAACGCCGCCGCTTCAGAACAGCATTTACTCTGGTACCGCGCAAGAACGGTAAATCTACCTGGGTAGCCCCCATTGGCCTATACATGTTGGCTAATGACGATGAACCAGCAGCTGAAGTATTTTGTGGTGCTACAACCCAGAAACAAGCTAACGAGGTGTTCTCGCCAGCAAAAAAGATGGCCACAAAGCAGCCTATCTTTAGACGCCGTTTCAGCATAGAACTCTTTGCTCAGCAGATAGAGCGAACGACAGATGGTGGTAGGTTTGAAAGGCTGATTGGTAACCCGGGCGACGGTGGCTCGCCAAGCTGTTACCTCTGCGATGAGTATCACGAACACGATGATGATGATCAACGTGACACCATGATCACCGGCATGGGGGCAAGGGAACAACCTCTGGAATGGATAATATCCACTGCCGGTGCTAATTGGTTTGGGCCGTGCGGTCAGTATCAAAAAGAGTGTCAGGAAATTCTTGAAGGCACCCGTACTGACGAAACTGTGTTTGCCATGATCTACACCATCGACAAAGACGATGACTGGCAAACAGAAGCAGCGCTCATTAAAGCGAACCCCAATTATGGTGTTTCAGTAGAAAAAGAGTTTCTTCTTAACCAGCTGGGTAAGGCCAAACAATCAGCGCGGAAGCAAAACGCCTTTAAAACGAAACACCTTAATCTATGGGTTGGTGCCAGGGAGTCGTGGCTAAACCTTGAGGATTGGAAACGTTGGGCAGACCCTGAACTGAGCATAGAACAGTTCATAGGCGAAGAGTGCACCAAAGGTGTGGACTTATCAGAGTCTGATGACTTAACTGCAGATGTAAGCTGCTTTACCAAAGAAATCGCCGGTAAGACTCACTATTACTTCTTCCCACGAACTTATGTCACCGAGAAGAAAGCGGAAGAGATAGATATCTACCGCGACTGGATAGATCAAGATGCATTGATCATGTGTGAAGGCTCCAGCATTGACTATGACGAAGTAGAAAACGCCATAGAGCATGATAATGAAGAACACTTTGTTACCGGCCTGTTTTACGACCCTGCAGGCGCAGCGCCTATTGCTCAGCGTGTTCATAACAAAACAGCCATAGAGCCAATAAAAGTGGCGCAGAACTACACAAACTTCTCACCGGCCATGCGTGAATTTGGAAACCTGTTAGGTCAGGGGCGCATACACCATACAGGATGCCCGGTGCTTACCTGGTGTTTAGGTAACGTCATTGCCAAAGAGACGATGGACGGTAAGTACATTCGCCCGGTGAAAGAACACAAAGACAACAAGATAGACACCGCTGTAGCTATGCTTCAGTCGTTTATCGGTGCCTGGACACCTGATGAAGAAGACGGGTCAAACCAAGAATTTTTGGAACTCTAATGTTTAAACTACCCTTTTTTAGCCGTAAGTCGGAAGAAGCAGCAGCTGAAAGTACGCAAGTAAGCAACGCAGCTGATCAGGAAGGCATATTATCTACGGATATTGGCCGATTGTTTGACTTATTTGGGGTAGTTCCGTCTGTTGCGGGTCCATCAGTCACACCTAAAACGTCAATGAAAGTCTCTATTGTTTTTGCGTGTGTTCGCTTAATTGCCGGTGCTATCTCTCAAATGCCGGTGCATATTTTCGAAAAGACCTCTGATGGCTCTCGAAAACGCATAAACCATACACTGGAAACACTATTTAATCTGCAATTCACTCCCATCTGGAGTGCAGCAACTGCCTGGGAATTCATCGTATCGAGCATGTTGCTTCATGGAGACGGGTTTGTCGTTATCCTTCGCAACCGAGCTGGCGAACCGGAAGAGCTGTTACCTATTAGCCCAGTTGGCATGGTGGTAGAAAAGCGAAATGGCCGGTTAGTCTATTTCTTTACATTAGATGGTGAACCCCGGGGTTTTGATCAGGATGACATTCTGCATTTCCCCGGCTTTGGTTTTAACGGCTTGCGCTCTATGTCTGTCATTCAATGGGGCGCACTGAACAGCATTGGTTTAGAAATCGCGATGGAACAGCATAGCGGTGAGTTCTTCAAGTCTGGCTCAACCCAACGTGTTGCGGTAGTTAAGCAAGGGAAATGGGCCGAAGAACAAAAAGAATCCTTCAGGAATGCATGGGTTAAAACTTACGGTGGCGTTGAAAACAGCAAATATCCACTTGTTTTAGATAACAGCACCGATGTTAAAACGCTAAGCGTCTCTGCCAAAGATTCCCAGCTGCTAGAGTCCCGCGAATTTCAAATCACCGACATTGCCCGGGCGTTTGGATTACCCAGCTTTATGGTTAACCAGGAACAAAAGACAACCAGCTGGGGTAGTGGCATTGGTGAAATCGGGCTTTCTTTCCTGCGTTATACATTAGGCCCACACCTGAATCGTTTCCAGCAAGAGATTAATCGCAAGCTGTTTTTATATGACGACAACTTTGCAGAATTTATCTCTGCAAACTTAATGCGCCTAACGCTTAAAGATCGTAATGAAGCCTACCGTCAGGCTATCGGCGGCTCACAAGGGCCGGGTTGGATGACGGTAAACGAGGTAAGAAAACTCGAAAACATGCCGCCTATCAATGACGAACGGTACGACAAGCCTTACGACCCGAACACTGCCAGCCAAAATACAACCGTGGAATAAACTATGAGAAATCATCGTAAGTTAATGCAGTTAGTGAAAGCCAACTGCAGTTCGAACAACACCCCAGACTTTAAAGTGCTAGACCGTTCGCCGCTGGCCAGTGCTGATGAAAACCGCCCGGCCATTCTGATTTATGATGTGATTGATGCCTGGTGGGGTGTATCTGCTGAAATGGTGAAGTCTGCCCTGCTCGCTATGCCGGATGCAACCGACATCGACCTTTACATTAATAGCCCCGGTGGTGATGTATTCGAAGCCACCGCTATTCATACCAGCCTGATCACTCACCCGGCGAACATTCATGTTCACATTGATGGTTGGGCAGCGAGTGCAGCAACGCGCATTGCCATGGCTGGCGATACTATCAATATTGCTGAGTCTGGCATGTACATGATCCACTATGCCTGGACTCTGGCATTAGGTAACGCCTCTGAGATTCGTAAAACGGCGAATATGCTGGACAAGGTAGACAATACCATTGTTGCTGATTACGCCAACAAAACACAGGCAGAGGAGCAACAGATTCGAGACTGGATGCAAGCAGAGACTTGGTTTACAGCACAAGAGGCAGTAGAGCACGGCTTTGTAGACGGCATTATTCAACGCAGCAACAGCAGCACTGAAAACAAATTCACCAATAAAGCGTGGGATCTCTCCGTGTATAAGAATGCCCCGCGAGCCCCAGAACCAGAAGAAACCTTTCCGCAGCGTGAACGGCTAGAGCGATTTGCCAACATGCTGCAAATTACTGGCTAGCCCTGCTGGCTAACACACCGCCCCGAAAGGGGCTTTTTTGTACCTAAAGGAAATAACTATGTCATTTCAAGCAAAGCGCCAGCAGCGTAATAAACTCGCTGCAGAGTTAAAAGCATTAGTTTCAGACCACCCCAAGGATCAGGAGTGGACCCCAGAGCATCAGACCAAATATGAAAATATGGTCAATGATATCGCTAAATTGGATGCTGACTTAGAGCGAGAGCAAAAAGTATTGGATATTCAGGCATCCAATGCACTGAGTAATCAACAACGAGCTGACCAGGAAGGTATCAGTATTGATGAAGCAACCGCTTTAACGACTCAGGAAAAAGATGCATTCAAAGCCTGGTTAGTGGGTGGCCCTTCAGCCATGACTGAAGAACAACGCGCAATCATGGCCGCTAAAGTGAATAGCCCACGCAACACCATGAGTACAGGAACGGGCTCAGAAGGTGGCTATTTAACTGAAACTGAAATGGCTCCGGGCATTTCTCAGGCAATGAAAGCCTATGGCGGCATGCGCAATGTTGCCACGGTTATTCAGTCTGCTACCGGTTCATCTATGAACTTTCCTACCGCAGATGCAACCAGTGAAGCTGGCGAAATTCTTGGCGAAAATAGCACAGCAGCTGATGAAGATACTTCATTCGGCACACTGGCCATCGACACCTACAAGTTCAGCTCGAAAGTTATTGCGGTACCATTTGAATTACTGCAGGACAGTCTGTTTGATCTGGAAGGCTATGTTAATGACCGCATTGGTCAACGTCTGGGACGTTCTACCGAGAACTATTTTATTAATGGTACCGGTACCAGCCAACCACACGGCCTGATTGCTGGTATCTCAAGTGGTAAAGTTGGTGTTACAGGTAAAACAACCGATGTGGACTTTGACGACCTGACTGATTTAGAGCACAGCGTTGATCCTGCTTATCGTGCCAGTGGCAACTGCGCGTTCATGTTCCATGACGGTACGCTGAAAGTATTGAAGAAGAAGAAAGACAGTCAAGGCCGCCCTATCTGGTTACCTGGCCATGACGTTGGTGCTCCACCGACTATCAACGGCTACCAGTACGTTATTAACCAACATATGGCGCAAATGGCCGCAAACGCTAAGTCCATTGCCTTTGGTGACATGAGCAAATACGTAATCCGTGACGTTATGCAAATCCTGTTCTTCCGATTTACCGATTCAGCCTATGCTCGTAAGGGTCAGGTTGGCTTCCTGGCAATGATGCGCTCTGGTGGTCGCTTTATTGATGTAGGCGGCGCAGTTAAATACTACCAAAACAGCGCGTCTTAATAGCGCATTGTAAACGGCTAACACCTCGGCCTATACCGGGGTGTTTTTGTTTAACTTCATTCATTAAGAGCAAACCACCATGGCAACAACCAAAAAGCTTCTCTGCCGCGTTCTCGTGGCAACCATTATCGCGGGTCAGGAAATTCAACCAAACAAGCTGGTTAAAGGTGACGAAGCGCTGTTAAAACCGCTTGTTGATGCTGGGCAGCTTTCGTCTGACAAAGCTGGTATCGATTACTGCACAAAAACCTTGAAAGAAGAAGTAATTGACCTGGACAAGCCTGATTCAGAAGACAGTGACGACACTGACTCTGGCTCAACAGGTAAAGACGAGTAATCACTGTGAATATGCTCTGCAGAGTTATTAATGCACCCACCGTTGAACCGGTTACACTTCAGGAAGTGTTTGATCATGCTTATGCTGACCATGATCATGCAGATGTAATCAAGCCAATGATAGCCCGGGCCCGTAAACGCTTTGAAAAACGTACTGGCCGTTTTCTGGTTCAACAAACCTGGCAGTTCGCCTTACCAAAGTTTCCGTGCGAAATTGAATTGCCGTACACCCCTCTGCAGAGCATCAATTCTATTAAGTACATCAACAATCAAGGTGAGTTGGTTACGTTAGCAGCCTCTGAATACCGCGTAATTCACCACGGCCTAAAAGCGAAGATTGCACCAAAACTTGGTGGTTCATGGCCTGCCCCGGGATTTAAGGTAGCTGACGCAATTCAAATCGAATGCGTAATGGGTCACGCCTTAGTAACAGATAACAAAATTGATAACGACAACATCATAGACCCAGACAGCTACCAGTTAGCTAAGCAGGCTATTTTAGTGTTAGTAACAGACTGGTTCCGCAACCGTGAAGACACCGCGCCAGTGCAACTGCATTCTGTGCCAAATGCATTTAAAGCAATTTGTGAAGAACTAACGGTGGAATTATTGTGAAGCAATTACCAGCAGGGCAACTTAGAAACCGCGTCACGTTTCAAAAACAAGTTATTAGCGAAGATGGCTATAACGTCATTAACTGGAAAGACGACTTCAGCAAATGGGCAAGTATTGAGACTGGCACATCTAATGAAACTGAACTCAGCGGCAGGGTTTTAGGTGAAATTACCTACACAATAAAATGCCATTTTTCTCAGAGAATCACCGCCAAACACCGCATAAAGCATAAGAATACGTTTTACGAAATTGTTGGTAAGCCCCTCAATGTGGATTTTGCAAATACGGTAACGCTAATACAGGCAAGAGAAATTACCGATGCTTGAAACTGGTATTGATATTCAAGGATTAAAAGCCATGGAAAAGGCTTTGGTCGAAATTGGAAAGGAAGTTGGCGCAAAGAAAGCCACCGGAATGATGACCAGTGCACTGCGCGATGGCGCAAAAGAGTTTGAAGACACAATGCGTAAGGATGCACCTGAATCAGAATTCAACCGCATTGTGAAAACTAAAAGCGGTTCAAAGGTAGAAATCCGCCCTGGTTTCTTGAAATCACGTATTAAAGTTAGAGCCAGCACAAACAGAAAGGCTAATGTCACACGAAAGTTTGGTAAGAATGTTGTTTCGCTGGTCAAAGCCGGTGTGTTTAAAGTGCCCTACATAGTGCAAGTAGAGTACGGCACATCACGAACTAAACAAAAACCGTTTATTCGCAATTCATTTCGAAAGAAAAAACAGGCTTCAGTCACCGTTATCAATCGCCGGTTGGCCAGGAAAATCAAATTGGCCCAAAACCGCATTGCGAAAAAGTACCAATCCAAATGATAGAAAACAGCATTCGAGAACATGCCCTTAATTCAAACGAATTAAGGGCTCTAATTGGTAGTAAATTTCACTTAACAACTAAGCACAACTCTCAAGACAACTATGTGTTACTGCGAGTCATCAGTGACGAAACGCCAATAGAAGTGCAACTCGAAAATAATCAAAGTGAAGCGGCAATTCAGTTTGATTGCTACAGCCAAAACCCGCCAACTGCACAGGCCATAGCAAAAGCGATAGATAATATCTTTAACAAAAAAGGCTTTGCTGACACATCAATAAAAGTGCAGTTCGCAAAAAAAGAAAGCCGTTTACCCGATTTTGAAACCGACTCTGGTTTATACCGTGAGTCATTAGATTATGTTTTTTACTATAAAGAGGTATAAACCATGCCAGATCCAACTCCAGTAACAGGCCCAGCAGCTGATACCGTTGATTCACACCTTTCCACATTGCAATTTTGCTCAAGCGGCATTGGTACCGTTGATACATTTTTGCCTGGTTTGGATGTTATCCCACAAATCAACTCTGGTGACCAATACGAAGATGACACCGACATAGCCGCTGCCAATCGCAGCTACCACAAACGTGCATTACCTGAAGACCAGGACTTTGAGCTTGCATTTCGTCATAAACCGGGCGATGCAAGCCAGGCCGCATTTACAACATTGGTGAAAGCTCGCGATTCCATCACCATTAAAGTAATTCGAGCCAGTGGTGAAGTTCAGGATGTCGTCTTTTTACCGCAAGATCACTTCAGTGGTGAATCTGGCAAGGAATCGGGTAAACAGATGTTCGGCTGTATCGGCAAGCTACAACAAGTTGCGTTCTCTACCCTACCAGCAGCATAAGGTAATTGTTGATGATCACAGCAGCGCAAATTATGGCGGGGGAGTTAGCCACTTCCTCGCGCGAATTTGATATTCCCGGCATTGGTAAAATGAAACTTCACCGTTTACCGGCAGTTGATGAAGCCAGAGCCAAAGAGCTGTTCAGCGAAGACCAGGCCGACTTTAAAAAATTGGAAAAAGTTGCACAGCGGAATATCTATTACATGCTACACGGTGAGTTTAATGATAAAGAAGCAGCGAAGTTACCCAACCTGCTTGATACCCATCAACTTGCCATGATTTATAGTACCGGGTTGTTCTTTATCGACCTAAAGCAAGACAACCTCGAAGCTATTGAAAAAAACTAAAAGAGCAGCCCGAGTTAGCCGCACTCTGCAATCTGGCAGATAACTTGGGTTGCTCACTCTACGACCTGCGGCAACGCTTACCGGCTGAAGAACTCGAACTTCGATTAGTCCACCAAGGGCTGAAAATGGGCCTGACCTTTGACAGAAGCAGGCAACGAGAAATCGAGAAAGAGCAAAAGCGGCGCGACACCGAAGCATTCTTAAACACCTGCCCATGGCGGAAAAATAAGAGACCAACGTAAATGGCGACAATAGCAACACTCACTATCGACTTGATCGGTAAAAGTGCAAAGCTGACTGCTGAGCTACGAAAAGCGAACAAGAATACTGAACACTGGGCAAATAAAACCCGGAAAATGGTGAATTCTTCCGCTAAAGTGATGGCCGGTTTTGGTGTAGCCGGTGTTGCTGCGTTTACCGCCATTTACACTAAGAACGCGCAATTTATAGACCAGCAGGCAAAAACGGCTGACCGATTGGGCTTAACCACTCAGGCATTAAGCGGCCTGCATCACGCGGCAGAACAAACAGGCGCAAGTACAGAATCCCTGAACATGGGCTTGCAACGGATGACGCGCCGGATTGGGCAAGTGGCAGCAACAGGCTCTGGTGAAGCTAAAGTTGCGCTGGACCAGCTGGGCATATCCATTGATGAAATTAAGAGCAAAAGCCCGGATGAGCAGTTTGCATTAATTGCTGAGAAAATGGCGGATGTCAGCAGCCAGGGGCAAAAAGTATTCCTTACTCAAAAACTCTTCGATTCTGAGGGTGTAAAGCTCCTAAATACACTCAACCTTGGCGCTGATGGCATTAAAGCTATGATGGACGAAGCCGAAGCACTCGGCTTTGCCATTAACAGAGTCGATGCGGCCAAAGTAGAAATGGCAAACGATGCTTTTGACCGCGCCCAAAAATCGACGCATAGTTTTGGGCAGGCCTTAGCCACAGAAACAGCCCCTATCATTGCCGCACTATCAGACATGTGGACAGAATCAGCTAAAGAAGCAGGCGGCTTTGGGCAAGTTGCACAAAACGTAGTTGTCGGTGTAGCTAAGGGTATTGGCTTTCTATCTGATATGGGCCGTGGCCTGCAAGTTGTCTTCATGCTTGTTCGCCAGGCGGTGGCTGAAGTATGGAATGCACAGATTCAGTTATTCAATAGCGTTGGCCAGTGGGGCGCAGGGTTCCTTGAAAAGCTGGGCCTGGATGTATCCGGTGCTAAGAATTTACAGTCATTTGCAGACTCATTTAACGCCACAACTGATCAGCTCGGACAGGAATTACAAAATCTTCTCGATGAGCCCATGCCATCAGAGAAGATAAAAACCTGGATTGATGATGTACAACAAAAGTTTCAGGTTGCAGCTGAAGAGCAAACCAAAAAGAACCGACTTAGCTTAGAAGATCTGCTAATCGATGATGAAAAAAAAGCCAGAGAGAATGCCGCCCAAGAAGCACAAGAGTTTGCCGCTAAAGGACAATCATTAGTTACCAGTGCTCGTAACCAATATCAGCAGATTTACGAAGCTCAGTTAGAGTTAGAAGGGAAAGAAGCTGAATTAGAGAACAGAGCCTTCGAAAGACAAAAAAGTGCACTAGAAAAGGAATTTTTGGAACTAGAAAAACATTATGGCTCAGTAACTGATCTAAAGAAAAAAATAGAGGCCGAAAAATCTTCGCTAAAAGAAACTGGTGGAGATGGCGCTATAACCTGGGCGGAAAACAGCGAATCATCAAAGCTCTATGCTCTCAAGTTAGAACTTGAGCAAATGAGTGAGCTTGAAAATGAATATAGACTTGCTGATGAGCAGCTAACTATTCAACACAATGCCCGACTTGCTGAAATCGAGAACCAACGTAACCGAGAGATTAAGCAAGGTTATAGTGAATTGTTAGGCGTAATGGGCAGTTATTTCGATGGCATGGAAGGCAAAAAAGCGGGTTATGCCAGGGTTGCAATTAGTTTAGGCCAAACACTACTGGATGAAGAAAAGCGCAATTCAATCGAGAGCATTTGGACAAACACATACGATACTGCAATGAAAGCGTATAACGCATTGGCTGGGTTAGGTCCTACCGGCCCATTCCTTGGCGCAGCAGCAGCTGGTGTTGTTATTACAGCAGGTACGTTGTATGCCGCAAAAGCATCTGGGGTAGCTGGTTTCGAACAAGGCGGTATGATTGGCAACCAGTCAATTGTCGAGGTAGGCGAACGAAACAAGCCAGAGGTTCTGTCATGGGGTGGTCGAAACTTCTTACTTGGCGGTAACGGCGGCGCAGTATTCAACACGTCGCAGCTTGATTCCACTGCATCAGGTAAGAATCAAGGGTTAGCACAACATGCCCAGCCAGTTTTCAACGTGCATTTACACAATTATTCTGGCGAGGGTTCGCGATTCTTAACCAGAGACGGCGCACTACATCTTATTGTTGGTGAAATGCGAGACAGCACAAGCCAAAGCCGTGAAGCCCTCCATTCATCATCAAATGTAAAACCGGTTGCGGCGTATTAATGCTTTATTATCCATCGTATTTACCTGCATGCACCCTTTCTGCCCAGCAGGATACTCAGTTAAATACCATTACGAGCGGAATGCCTGGTGACTCAGTACAGCGCTTAGGCAGTAAACGAGCATCTACCATCAGAGCAGTGCAGTTAAAACTCTTCGGCGCCCAGCTGCCGGTATTTGAATACTTTGTCAGAGATTTACACAACGAAGGCGTTGACTGGTTTTATGGTAAAAGCATTTCTAAAACAGGCCCAACACACCAAAAAATGAGAATAGTAAACGGGGCTTACTCAGTAAGCTTTACAGAAAGTATGGATTACGTTGTTTCGTTTTCAGTTGAGATTGCACAATGAACCAATGGCCGGCACATATCACATTTAAAGGCGATTACTCATACAGCTCTGAGCCCTTAGTATCTCGAACAACATCATTAAGCCAACACGTAAGACAGCGGCTTGTACAGGTTAATAGAAACGATAAATTCAGCGTGTCTGTGTTTGTTGAAGAATCTGATTATGAAGAACTGATCACTTTTGCCAAGAATAACCCTGATGTCTTTCTGGGTACCTACTTTGATTGTGACGTAAAGCAATCTGGTGAATTGCGAATTGTTGATGGTTCTATCAAAGCCAGTATTGAAGTGGGTTCAAAGTGGCGTGTGACCTTTACGATTGAAGTGATAAATCGCCAGCATGCAATTGGCGAAGAACTCTATGCACTTTTCGAGGAAATCGATCCTTACGACCTCGGAAAAATGGCGAATATCCTGGCTAACACAGTGAACAGTAATCCATGAGTGAAGCATTAAAACAAGCCTATGCCAGTTTAAGTGACGACCCTATCTATGCAATACGGTTAGTCCACGCTGGGCTAACTAACAAAAGCCGCGCCTTTATTGGCATGCATGAAGATCTTGAAACCACCCTGGAAGACGGAAGCCCCGTTACTTATCAATCAACGGGCATGGAACTTTCATTGCCCGAGAAATCAGGCATGGGGAAACAAGACATATCGTTTGCTCTGTCCAATGTGTCACTAGAAGCAGCCAGAGAAATTGACTGGGTAAAAAACTATAATCGGCAGGAAGTAAGAGAAGGCCGGGAGCCTACGAAAATCTATCTTGAACTACGCATATTTGTCGCTTCAGATTTATCGGTTCCAAGAGCGTTGGTAAGAATGATTGTACAAGACACCGTTGTTAACTTAAGAAAAGTCAGTCTCAGAGCATCATTTCTTGAGCTGGCCAACACCGAATGGCCAAAAAGACGTTACTACCCTGAGTTTTTCCCCGGTACCAAATATGTTTGATTGGCGTTTCTGGCAATATCGCGATGACAATAACTGCTGGGATTTTGTGAGAGAGGTATTACACAAAGAATTTAACGTTCCCGCTGAATTCATTCCCAAATTCGGTATTTGCCCAGACGACAAAGCCGCCATGACCCGGGAGTTTAGAAACGTTAAAAAGCGGTTCCATAGAATTACTGCCCCAAAAGACGGTGCTGTTGCCTGCCATTTTTCAGATGAAGTGCTGATTCATGTTGGGATAGTAAGAAATCAAAAAGTGTGGCACGCCAGTCGTTCAAGAGGACTGAGTGTCGACCCTTTCAATGTGTTCGAAAAGTTTGCTATAACAAGGTATTACCAGTGGCAAGGCTAAATATATACAACAAATTAGGGAATTTTTTGGAATCCCATAACGTAGATAGCACTTTAACGTTATGGTTGACAGACAATGTACCAGGCTATGCAAAAGCTGCACATCACCCGTTTTCAGCAAAGTTAAATGGCAGTGACTGGCCACATGACAAGCATACCCAAACTTTAGTTGCAGATGACATAATTGATGTAACCATTGAACCTCAAGATCCATCTACCTGGGTTTATGTAGCTATCACGCTTCTTTCCGTTGGCTATTCCTATTATGTGTCCAGCAAAATACCGAATGGTTATCAGGAGTCCACACCAGACGGCAATAGCATCTACTCACCTAATGCAAGGGCCAATACAGCTAAACCAAATGGAATTATAAGAGAAATAGCAGGGTCAGTACCCATATACCCTGACCTCATCTCCCCTGTTCGGCGTAAATATGAGAGCAATATTGAGTACCTGTATTTGAACCTCTGTGTTTGTGTGGGTGAACTCGACGTTGATTTGAATAATCTTTACATAGCCGAAACACCATCACTGAACTACGCTGGCGATATTTCAGCGCAGTTTAGCCAGCCAGGCTCTGATGTTACTGGTCATCCATCTTATGAAAATTGGTACACCACCGATGAGATTAGTGATCTAAAACTTGTCACCTCGGCAGATAGCGAAGCTGGCGCCTGGACTATTGATGCATCTGGTGACCAAATGACAAGCTATGACAATGGCACAGCGGTTACTTTCCCTTTTGCTATTGATGAACGTTTTACATTAACTGGCTCAACCAATGCGGGTACGTACCGGGTAGCCTCTGTCAGTGGTAGTAACGGTGAAACAGCAACTGTTGTCGAACAAATTGTTACTCGTTACTGGGATGGTGACGGAGAAGACCCTCGGTATTCACAAGGCAGTTATGTAACGGAGTATGAGGATGCAAGTAGCACGACACTCACCACGACTACCGGTGAGTCGGTGGACTGGGGTGCGGTTTCTGGCGGTGTGAACTGGGAAGGCCCATTCGAAGTGTTACCACAAGGAGAAACCACCGATACCATCGAAGTTGATTTTCGTTTTCCGCGTGGGTTGGCCCGTACCGAAAACGACGGCAGTTTATCGAGTTTAACAGTCGCTGTTAAAGTGGCTTACCGTGAAGTGGGTACCAGTACATGGACAGAGCTGGATTACAGTTATACTAATAACACGCTTGATGAATTAGGCTTTACCGAGTCAATTACGCTATCAGGTGTAATGCGCCCAGAAGTTCGCGTTCGCCGAGTCACTGCCGATGCAGGAACCACATCTACCGTCAATGACATTCATTGCGTTCGAATAAGAAGTTTACTGGAAAGCCCCGCAAGCTATGCTGATGTAACGACTCTCCAGATCAGGCTGAGAGGTACAAATGCACTGGCCCAAACCGCAGAAAATAAAATCAACATCCGTGGCGCTAAACGAAAACTACCAACGTTAAAGAACCTCAAAGATCATATACAAAACAGTGAATCTCTCAGCGTAAGCGCAACCAGTTCCATTATGCGTTTTGTTGCCTGGTCAATTTATGACGCTAGCGGCGAAGACATCATTAACTGGGCGGTATTAGAGGAACTTGAAACATTATTGGAAAGTCGGGGGGATAGCTTAAACGCCGACTTCTCCGACCAAACCACACTCTGGGAAGCACTCAAAATAATGCTCATTCCAGCTTACTGCGAACCCTCCATTAAAGAGGGTTTTTTTTCGCCTGTTCGCTTTGCAGAAACCGATGATTACAACAACCTTTACACCCCAGACATTATGCTCGATAGCGGCATTACCCGCACTGACACACATTTCAAAGCAAGTGAACCAAAAGGAATCATTGTTGAATATCTCGATCCGGTTACCAGTAGCAATGAAACGGTAAAATGTTTTTTACCTGGCGACCACGAAGCCAAAGCAAAGCGTATTCAAATGAAAGGCGTGACAGATAAAACCAGAGCCTGGCGCTTAGGTTGGCGTGAGCGCTATCGATTAGCCTTCAAACCGGCCACATATAATTTCAGTACCGCCACCGATGCACTAAACAGTGATTACGGTAGCCCTGATGCATTGGTTTCACCATTAAAAGCGAACCAGTCATTCTTTGTAACAGACTACTCGCAGCCGGTACTTACCTTAGATTTCGAACCAGAATTTGAAGCAGGCCAACAGTATATTGCCGTTCTCAGAAAGCCAAATGGCCAGTTCTCCGGTGTTTACAGCATTCAGGCCGGTGCGTCTAACAATCAAATTGAACTGGTTTCACCCAATACACTGGACTTTCAGATTGTATCTGATCCGCAAATGGAACCCACTATTTGCTGTATTGGCACTGCAGATGAATTAGTTCAAAGAGTCTTTATTCGTAACATCCAACCCAGCGGCACTGAGACAGTAAAAGTTACCGCTGAAGAGTACATTCCCGAAATTTTCCAAAACGATAATAACTATCCCGAGTAACTAACCATGACACAGCAATTTCCATCTGTGCAGGAGATTTATGATCTTCAGCGAGATATGAAAGACGCCGAAAAAATTGTGAACGGTGACGCAGATACAATCGTGCAAACCCGACTTGGCGGTGAGAAACCCAGCTTAGCCAGGGCAATTACACAGGCAGTTTTACAATACGGGGCCACTAACTCTCGCGGAGCCTGGCAAACAGGCGTGAGTTACCAACGCAACGACATTTGGCAAACAGGTACTACTTGGTACCTGGTGTTATCCGACTATACCAGCGGCGCAACAGCTCAAGACGATATTGATAACGAATCTGTGTATGTGTATGCAGGCGGTGTGGTGCAATCAGATCTCACCGCGCTCACTGATATGCTTGAGACTGCGATTGCCAGTGTGCGTGATGAAAGTCTGTCCACTACGCCGGGTAATTCAGTTTCTCCGCCAAATTCCCTACCTTACTTGCTGAAGCGCTATATCGGCTATCGCGAAATAGAAAGCTTGCCCGCCACCAATGACGGGCAGGCGGTGCTGGTTGATACGGTGCGTGAGGAAATTTACCTGCCGGTCTCCACCGGGTTTGCTCAAGTCCCAAAAACCATTCGCTCCCGGTTGTTTTTTGTCTGTACGCGGGGCTATATGCTGCGATTTACCAGCGCCTACACCGGCACCATTAAGGCGCGGGTATACCCGATTGATGATACCAGTGTGTTTTTACCCGGTGCGCCGGTGCTGGCGAATAACCAGTGGCACGAAATCAGCGCGAGCGTTGCCAGTTTGTATAAATTTGGTTGGGATGATAATGCCGGGGATGGCTTTCAGGGCATTATTGACTGGGTGCGGCTGGAAAACACCAGTGATGGAAAGGAAAAGTGGGTTGAGCTTAGCAGCAATCAATCCAGCTTGCCCAGTATTGGCGCGATTGTGGACTATCAATTTGGAAGTCAAACCCAAACGCGATTCCAGCAATTTGATTTACGCAGTGATGGCTACTGGTACGGCGAAGATATTACCCCGGCAGCGGCTTACAGTGCTGGCGCAAGCTGGGAGCAGGTAGCGGGTGAATTGCTGACCTATACGGCGACCGCCGCCACCGATGAAACTGACGCATTACAACTCTTTGCGTCCAACACTTACGATCTCTATGAGACAGAACTAATTGTTGTGACCAGTAACTTAACCAACTCAATGGCCGCCACCATTGATAATGCAGAGCCAAACATCATGCACTATGACGGCCCGCATAAGTTCATCATTGATAAAGAGCGTATCTATTTTAAACGTGCAGGCGGCGCTGTATCAGGAACATTTACCATTGAATCTGCAAAATTAAGGCTTCCTAATGACTAATCGCTGTTTTGATATTAACCTGTCTCGCGCAAGTGGCTGGACTGAGGGGGAATCCTGGGCGGATTGTAACCCCGCGCAGTTATTGCGCTCGATTTATGCGCGTGAGTACACGACCGATGAAGATGCCGGGTTTCGTCTTGAAAACGGCGATAACTTTTACATTGGCAGTCTGCCTGATGCGGTACAAGATTGGCGGTTAAAGCGCCCCGCGTGGCTACTCGATATTGATGCTGTGTATGGTGGCGAGGTCAGTTTTTATTTTGGCGTGGCCGTTGGCTCCCGTGATATTGATGTGACGCTCGATAAACCCGCGCCCTATGTTATAGGGGATGGCACGCAAACGCTGATTGAACTCGATGCGGCTTATCACCGGTTTTACGGTTTGCGTATTCGTGACTTTGACGCGGCCATTCGCCTATTGTCTGATAATGACGGAATTACCATAGATGGTGCCGTTACTATCAATACCACGTTGCTGGATGCAAACGGCTTTACGCTGACCAATGCAACATTGCGCAACTGGCATGTGCTGGAGAGTGTAACGCCAGTCCTTGCGCTGAACGACAATGCCAGCGGCGTATCCTTGCAGCGGTTTAATGCGCGGGGGCGCGGCAATATCGGCGTCAGTGTGGGTAGTGGTCACTCTGACATTGAAATCATCAGCGGAAAAATCGTCAATGACGACCACGGCTTTTCTGAAAGTGACACGCTGTATACCGCTCTATTCATGGCAGCGGGGAGCACTGCGATTGTGCGTTATCAGGAATACCACGGTTTTTCCGGGCCTGCCTATGTATTTCATTGTCCGGTCAAGGCTCGCGCCCTGCATAGCTACTTTTGCGGAGCGGGTATTTATGTGGGCGGTGCGGGCAGTGTGTTTTATGATTGCTTTCAAGCATGGACGCGCCAGTTAGCCGGTGACAGCTACGCTTATTATTGTGCGGCGGATTGTGAGTTTATCAATTGCGGCACAAATCTGGATGAAACGGGCGGTCTTGGCGTCTTTGTGGCGACAGAGGGTGTCACCGTCACGATTACGGGCGGCGACTACCGCGCCCGCCT